AGGTCGCCCATGTCCAACTCAGGGAATGCCGGATAACCCATCCCAATCGCCACAGGACGGGCTAGGAACTCGTAGGCTAAAGCGATGGCGCAGCACCAACCAACAGCCGGTCTCCAGCCCGATACGAACAGATTCGGACTAGCGGCTTCGACCTGATTGACTGCCAACTGACCAGCGGCGAGTTTGGTTTGTGCTTCCAACTCGGCAAGTTGACCGGATTGCTGCAACTCCAATAGCTTTAACTTTGCTTCACCGGCTTTCGCGGGGTCTGGAAAAATCTTGTCTATGAGGGACGGAATCAGCGAGGTTAATAGAGTGGGCCACATGTTCAAGTCCTCATTTAACATTTATCCAGACATCCTCGCCACGATCCTCCGCGGCGTCTAACAGATTCATTAGTCGTGAGTTCGTTCCTGCACACTGAAAGATGCCAGCAGCAGTCCGGACATTACCCAGCAGAGGGCAACCATGCGTGTCTGCCTCTGTATTACCTCCATGAATTCGTACCCCGTCAAAATAGGGAACGTCATGCAGGCAGGGCATGGGCTTCTGGAATCTTTGGCTGAACGTGACCGAGAGGCGATAGCGTCCGCGAGGTATAGCAGTTTGCCCATCGACCTTAGCCCCTTCCCCTTCAATCTCAAGAAACCTATCGACATCCTCCAGGGTTTCCCCCAGGTACTTGCCGTCTACGAATAACTTGCCGAATGTCGCCTTGCCTGTAAGCGTGTCTCTAACGAGGTCGATAATCATTTGTCGGCCTTCAGAATGTGCGCCATCATCGCGTCGGCTAACTTGTCGATTTTCATGCCCAATTCTGTAAAGCCGTGCGTGAATGCGTCTTCGAGCCTCTGGAATCGCATGTCAAGTTCGCCCTTTACGTAATGCTCTCGGGCGATTCGCTCTTTCAGTTCAGACAGGGCGGCAGCATCATCGTCGTGCTTCAAAAACAGAAGCGCGATTTGCTTTGCTTGGGCTTCGTCCTTCGACCGGAGAAACCATCCGATAATGCCCAACACACAGAACAGAGCCGGAACTCCGATGTCTTTAATGATGTCCATCAGATAAGTCCCTCGTTCTTTGCTGCCCCTTCACAATGTCCCGGATCGATCATGTCGAGAATCTTCCGAAGTCCCATCCACGGGCTTTCATTTGAAACGCCACATTCAGCCGACAAAGTGAAAAAACCAGAGAATCCAACGGTCGCCGCGAGCACCTTGTCCATCGCACGAAGAACGTTCTTTCCATACTCGTTTTCATCCATTGCAATTGCTATCAGCGATGTAATGATTGAGAGAATGCACCCAATGGAAAATGGAAGCCAGAGGACAACAATGATGGAAAGCCGCTTCACGGCTTTACCTCTGGATCGTGAGCCGCATAAACAGCATTTACCGCATCAATCTGTTCCGGAGTCATGGCAGGGCCAAAATTGATATCCCCGTCATCGCCCCATGCAAACGGAAGACCAAGAAGCCTCGCGGCATCAAGTTCAACTGAGAAAGTAGGACCGATAGCCTTCATGGGTCAGCCTTTCTTCGTCGCAGAGAGATAGACCTTCGCCCCTGTACCGAGAACCGTTGCAGTCGGGAATGTCAGCGTGACAGCACCTGTTACAGCAGCTAGAAGGCTTGAATAGTGGAAGCCAACAGCAGGGATATAGTTTCCGGAATTGGTGAGCGTATAGGTGTAGTTCGCATTCGACAGCGGAGGGCCACCCGAGGCCTCCAATCCAGCCGTCCCCGCTGACGTGCTGTCAATCGAAATGGCTGTATTGACCGCCTGACTCGCCGCGCCAGTGTAGTAAGCAACACCTGTTGCGCCAAACTTTATGGGTTGCTCGGATACGCCCGTCACCCACTTTATTTGGATTTCCGAGTTCAATTCAACATAGGTCGCGCTGGTCGTTGCTCTGTTTGCGCTGAATGTTCCAAGAAGCGTTCTATCAACTTGGTTTGAGTAGTTCTCCAGGTAACGCTTGGATGCGCTGTCTTCCGTTGTCGTGGTGCTTGCCGTGTAGAACGTGCCTAGGTAACGACGGGTCAATGCGCCGGTCTTGGAGAGAACACCGTCTTGGTACGCAAGGCCCGTTGCTCTTGCGGTTGCGGTAGACCACGCTAGAAACTCAAGCGTTGGAGTGCCAGCGTTGTCGTAGCAGAAAACATCGTATGGAAGTGAAGCAGTCAGAGTTCCGAGGGCAAGCGAAAACTCGGCAGTAGTACGTATGTTCCATGAAGACCCGTCATACAGGGCAATGCGATTGCCCTTGTACGGAGCACAGTAAATGGTAGTTGCGCCGGTTACATCGGCAGTCGTAACCGGAACTCCAGCAGTCAGGGTAAGGCGGAAATCATTGACGGAGTTATCAACCGTTGACGCAGGAGGAGCCACATTTAGAACCACCCAATCCGTTCCGTCGTATTCAACATCACCAACCCAATTAAGCGGAATCTGCGCGGAGGTGACTGCCTGCTTGGTTCCGGTGCTATCGTAGTATTTCAGGCTCTTTGCGGTCTGCCCGGAAACTGCCAAGGTAGGGGTCGACCCTGCCGCCGCATTGAACTTCACGCGGAATCGCTGATTCGTTGTGTTCGCTGTAATCGCAGGAGATGGGGTTAGCGTGTAGGCAGTCGATGACCCGCCTGTAGTGAATGCGGTATAGGTCTGCGCCTGAACCCCCGATTGGGTCGCGCCTTCGTCCCATCGCAGAGCATGTCCTGTAGCAGTTGCCGCACCAAGCCCGGTCAGCTTGAACCCACCCATAGGCAGGTTTGCGGTCGGAGTGGTTTGCCCGTCTTTAGCTATAGACTGAGTTATTGCCGTGGCAATATCAGAAAGAGTGGCAAGCATATCGGTTGAGGAAATTGTGTTCCCGCTACCGATAGATGTCGTGCTTACAAGTGAATACGTCCCGCTGCCGTTTCTTGCCATTTGTCTCTCCAGCGCATCACTGCGTTAGGTTGTGGTAAAGTATATTGATGGACTACTATTGGGTATTCGGAATCATCATCAAGCCATTCATTGCCATGTTCTTACTTGGTTGCGTGGCCTTGCCTATTCGATGGCTTGTGTGGCACAAGATGCCAGAGGGGAAGTTAAAAGCCGCCCTTCTGAAGAACAGGGCTGGACAGAAAGACTCACTCTGCCGCTAGTGCCTTTTGTGCTGACGGGGCTGATAGCGCGGAGCCTTGAGCAATCTTCTTTAGGATGTCAGCAATCGCCGAAGGCGTTGCCCCGGCTGAATTCATTGCTTGCGCCGCCTCTTGTGGATGGGTGAGCAAATAAGCAAGACGCTGCCTAACTTGCTCATCTGAATTTCCATAAAGCAAGTCGCCTGCGCGTTTAGCCCACCCCCCTGGAACGCTCATCAGGTTCGCCGCCCAATTCGGTATCCCGGCCTCTGCTGCAATGTTGGACATGGCTATTTTCTGCACCGTGTCCGAGCCGACACCCTTGCCGCCCATCTCTGCTGCCGCCTTGCTTTCAGCGTCCTTTGCAACGCCGCGAAGCAGGGAAAGTTGTTCAGGTGTCATCGTGCCTTCAAGCGTGGCATTCTTCAGTCCTGTGGTGTTCCGCGCAAGCTCGTCACCATTGCGGAGCAAGGCTTTTGCGTAAGCATCTGCCGTGGTCTTGAACGGGAGATTACCCTGATCTGCCAAAGCGGGGACAAAGCGGTTATACAGTTCGCGCCCGATGTCCATTTGATGAACTGGCTTGTTCATCTGAATGTGACTCAATCTAGCCGCTTGATAAGCATCAGGCATCAGGTCGACAAGTTTATTGCGTGTCGCGTTTATTGCTGCCGCCTCTCGCCCACCAATGCCCAGCGTTGGATCGCTCATCAACGCATCCATGCCCATCTTCATAGTGTGCATGTCGCGGACAGGGACGCTATCAACCGGAGGTATCTCGAATAGTTCTCCGCGTTGATTTGGAATAGAAGTTGTTACTTCCTCCTTCGGCAGCCCCATATACTCTCGCGCCGCATCTTTCGGATTGTACGGTGCTGGGGTAGTTGCAACGGATGGCCTACCTTGAATAGGAACGTACTGAGGACGAAGGTCGGCAAGAGTTGCCTTGAACGGTGCGCCTATTTCTTCGCCCAAGTTCTTCGCTCTGGCTTCTGCCATCCTCATGCTTGGCCGGCTTGCCAGTTTCACAAGGTCAGGAGTGACCGGCATTGATTCCTTCAGGGCTGCACCATAGAGTTTCTTTGCGCTTTCATTCGCCAACTCAAGTGCCGCCGCCCGTTCTTCTGGCGTCTTGGCAATGGACAGCAGAGCATCAACCAATGCGCCTTTTTGCTCTTTGTCGAGTTGCTGGAAGGCTTGCGGGTTGATGCCGCGCATTGTCCGCTCAAACGCAGATACACCGTCATTGCGTGCAGCTTGAGCTACAGAGGGAATAAATCCAGGCGTTGCGCCTTGAGCAGTTGCAAGCCGTTGCGACACTCCTGCTGCGTCATCCCCCGCCATCCTGTTCAGGACGTTGCCGCCGATACGATTACGGCCTGCCTCCGTGAATGGGTCGATAGCCATCGCCCTAATGGTCTTTCCGGCACGAATGGCCGCAGGTATAGCCGCTCCAGCCCCGAAGCCAATGCCGGCATTGGTTGCCGCACTTTCTCCTTCTGCTGTAGGTTGCATTGCCCCTTGTAGAGCACCAACCAAGCCGCCGCCGATTACCGTATTCGCTCCGGGAATCATAGCAGCAGGAGCAACAACAGAAGCACCACCAATCAATGCGCCGCCCATTCCGCCCGGCTTTGCAGACTTCGCCGCCATGTCTTCCCGCCACGCATCGGACACATTTTGAGCATTGTCCATTCCGACACGTTGAGCCGCGCCAACCAAGGGCGCTGCGATAGCTGCTTGAGCGCTACGTCCGAAGTTGGCAACACGGTCCATCAGGCTCACATCTTCCTGCGGCTTGTTTTCCTTGGCCGTTACGGGCTTAAATTCACCGCTGCGAATCTTCTGCACTCGCGCCTTAATTTGCGGAGAATCGGCAGGAATATCGTCCGGGATATTCCGTAGCGTAATACCGTCTTTCGTAGTGATGTCGTAAGGCATGGCTTACCAATCCACGGTTACTTGCTTATTCTGTTGCGGAGCGGGAGCCTGGCCACCACCGGGGAGAGTCAGGTATTGAACCATTGGAGCCGCGTTAGGATCAGACTTCAAGCGTTCAAGGTTCTGGCTATGCACTCCGAGCCTGTAATTCGCCGTCTTTTCCATCGCCGTTAGCAGGGTCGTAAGTTCAGGCTTCGTCAGTTCATTTACCTGTCCAGATTCAGCCTTCTGCAACAGCTTCCGCTCGTTCTCGGTGATCTGCCCTTGGCCCTTCATTTGACCTGCGGCAGCAAGTTCTTGACGGGCTAGACCTTGAATTACATTGCGGGTGTTCTGGAGTTTCTCGGTAGTGTCTTTTCCGTTGACGCCGAGAGTCTCGCCAATCTGAGCGAGGGTAATCCGCGCATTCGCTCCGGGGCCGGCAATGACCTTATCCAGCCCTGAACGAATCTGCTGCACGTTTCCAAGCGTCTGATTTGCCTGCTGCGCCTGATTGAAACCGGACATGACCGCTTCGCCAACCCCCTTTCCAATCTCGGTAAGCATGGGCTTTTGAGCGGTATTGACGGACACATTGGACGCGCCTACCTTGGCCTTCTTAAGCTCATAATCCTGATAGCCCTTGTTTGCCAATGGGCCAGTAGGCCCAACAGAAAACGGTTTATTCGGGTCTTGCGGCGCGATTGCATTCGGTGATTGGGCATACGGGTTTTGCCATACTCCGTTGACGTTTTCCATCTTATCCCGAGCGGCTACGCCATCAAGGAACTTAGGTTCGCCCCGCTCATTCAGGACAAACGCCCTTCCATTCTGGTCGTAATGCGGAGTATTTCCATACTTTCCAGAAGTAGAGAGTTGCTCAAGCATCTTCATGCCTACGGGCCTAGTTTCTGGATGGGTGAGCATGATTGCCGCCCTCTTCTGCGGGTCTTGCTCCTGGCCGAAAGCCTGAAGCGTCTGCGCCAGTCTCTCTTGGTATGTCTGAGCGGATTTATTAGCCGATTCTTCCGCGCTATCCTGAATCTTCCGCGATGCAAAGGCTTGAGCGAGTCTGGCGATCCCCTGCCACGGGGAGATAGGGACCACCCTGCCCCCTGCGGTAGTCTGTTCAATCGGAGCCAATGCCTGCTGTTGGAGTGCCTGCGCCATCGCCATTCGGCGCTGAGTCTCCATATTCCCACTTGTATAGTCGGTGGGTTGCTGCATCGAAATCATGTTGGTGGGCATATTATCGGCCTCTATTCCATGTGGCATTAGCTATTGCAAACGGGTCTTGCAATAGGTTGTTCTGCTGGAATCCTGTAAAGGACGGTTGCTCTATCTTCATCGGCTGAAAGTCGCTCGCCATCTCTGGAACGGACAGCGGAGAGGGTGGCTGTACTGACTGCGCTTGAGTGGGACTAGATGGGGAGGACACGCCGCCACCAATGTAGGCAGGAGCCGCCATTCCGCTTCCTGTGGACGGGGATGAGTTGAAGGAAGCAAGAGCTTTGGCAAGTTGTGCAGCGTTCTTGGGCGACTTCAGGTTATTCACCCACTGAGACCACCCGGACGTGACGGGAACCATTGCGCCTTCACCGAATCCGGTAGTCGCCAGCCCGTTGCTAGTGACCCCGCCAAATGACCCGCCACCCGATGAGCCGCCACCACCCAAGCCTTCTGCAGGGTCAAAGCCGACAGGATCAAATCCGCCAAGACCGGCAGAATATGCCGCCTCAGTTCCGAACTCGGGAAGAAGTCCCCCCGCCATGTCTGCTGCTGAAAGCCCCTCGCCAAGTCCTGCGCCGGAAGCCCCCCACGCACCCATTAGAGGGGCTGCGATGAATGGGCCAAAAGTAGACGCAAAGTCTCCCATGATCTGGCCCCAACCTCCAGACTCATTCATGCTAGGGGTGCGCTCAATAGCCGTCTGCCAATCCAGAATGTTATTCAGATCGGTTTGGTTACTCACGGAAGGCGCGATCCCGTTCGCCATGAAGTAACTTTCTGGATTGAATCCCCGCGCATCCAACACCGAACGATACTGCGGGGCCATACTGTTGTAGGAGCTTTGCAACTCCGAACCGGTCATGCGGGAACCCATGCGGGAAGCATTAGAATTATCCCAGGGCGAAGTCATTGGCTGATCCCCGCCTCCGGTCCATAACCATTGATCGTTAACCTGCGTCCACCCCCGCGTATCGGTAGGATGCGCGTATGACGTAACGTCGAGCGGGTTGCGGTCATTCCAGTTCGACCGATCCGCAGGGGAAGAATCGGTCCATTGGAAAGTGTCGGGGTTATAGACCATTGCCATGATTAACCCCACGGGTACGACATAAGCCCCGCAGCACCCAATCCGAATAGACCATTCATCATGGAATTGTTCTGCGCGGTGCTCGCGTTGTATTGCCCCATCTGAGCGTTATAGGCCGCGTTAGCCGCTCCTGTCAGGTCAGCGCTTTGACCTTGATTGGAGAAGGTCGGTACGTTCAACTGCATCCCCGAGCGAAGCGAATTGACCATGTTCAATGGCTGATTCTGGATAGCGATCTGATTTTGTATCGCGGAGTTCCTGGCAGACTGACCCGCGTTGATCCCTTGCAACGCCGCTTGGGTGTAAAGGTCGTTCTCGCGGTTGTTCTGGTCGCTGTACGCATTTTCGTACGCTTCAGTACCCTGCCCGATCCCCTGATTCGCCAACTGAGTCCTCATTTGCTCGCGCTGTCTATCAAGCGTCGGCGTGAGTCGTGACATGATGGCATCTTGCGCGGTCTGACCCGCGTTGATCGGAGCCGCAGGAAGAGATGACTGGTCGATTCCGTTTGTGTTGATGCTGTACAGCCCCTGATTGGCAAGCTGCCCCGCGCCAAGCGAATACCGCTCCTGCTGGCCGAGAATCCCCTGCTGATTCGGAGACAGGGAGTTGATCTGGGTATTCCCCGCCCACGTCGACGTGCCGAATGGGGTAATCTGGTTATAGCGGGAGTTTGTAGCCTGCTGATTGGCTAACCCGAAATAGTCGGGAACTGCGGGGGCTGATGCCATGGTTTATCCTTAAAGTACGTTGCCGACTTCCAAAACGATGTCCGTAGATGTCCACCTGACATCTATCCCTTTAGATGCAACTCGAATTTGAGGTGCACCGTAATAGCCCACCCCGGATACGCCCTGCCACTGTTTAGACACGGACAGGCTCCCGCCCCAAGTCGCGGAATCCCACAGACCTGAGTCCCACGCTCCATAATAAGACGCAGTGAAGGACAGGGGAGCCAAAGAAGCATCCGTGTCGAAGTCGATATTGATGTTTCCCGATATGGCGGGATTGCCGGAAGACCGGAAAATCGGACGGATCATGTCGAATCGCTTGACCCGGCCAGGATTCCCGAAATGGGAGAACGCCTGCACTGCCGTCCCGTCAATGTTCGATCCGTTATCCGAGTTTCCATCCCAGGCGCGATATACGGCAGTGTCTCCACCGTAATAGGGTTGGTCGTTGAATATCTCCAGAGAGTGCGCCCCCATCCCCGTGAAATTGCACCAGTTACGGGTAATGGTGTTCATCACGTATTGCTCTTGTCTTCCAGAGGTATCAACCGGCACATTAAGCCAAAGTTGATTTTCTTTCGGGAAGTACATCAACTCCCAACCGAAATTACCTCCGTAGGAAGTCACAGCCTGAGAAACAGCCGATTGAATCTTGTCGGTCAATGCAACTTTGGGATTTACGCGGGAGGATTGGAGTGCGGAGGAAAGCGGCAGGATTCCGTCCTGAGAGATCATCAGGAGGTCTCCGGCGTACTTGTAGAGGCATCGCTTGCCTACCGGAGTTCCAAGCCGCCATACGCCCTTTAACGCCCACGTAGAAGGACTAGACGGGTCAGTCCCCTGATAGACGATAACCTCGCCCTGAGATGTGACAATCACGTACAGGTCATCCACGCCCGTACCCGCGTCAATCGTCCATGTCCCGTGAGAAACGATATACCCACCCAACTGAGCCACGGCGGAAACGTCAATGGATGCCGCCGCACCCCCGACAGAAATCGCAGGGAGATACCACGTTTTTAGAGTTCCAGACTCAACAAACCAAAGGCGCGATTTGTGCAGTATTGGGGAGTCAAGTTTGGTGGTCGTTACTCCGGTAATTGCGGGAGTGGATGCGCCATCAATGGCAACCCAAGTTGACCCGTTATACAACCGTGGCTTATCAACCCCATTCGCGCAATACATGAACGATCCGCCTGCGGTCGATATGTTGCAATGCTGCCATTGGGCATTTGAAAGCCCGGAGACCACCGAAGCCCCCACGGCACCGGCAACGGTTGCATCAAAGAACTCAGTTCCTGCAGCAACAAACAAACTCTCTGCAGTTCCGCTGTAGTACGGCATCAGGGATTCAACGGGAGAAGAAAACCCCGTTACGTGCGCCGTATAACCGTACCTAAGTCCACATTCAGTCGTGTATGGGAAGAAGTTGGTTAGTTGAACCGCGTCTTTAGGGTCCATCGCCGCCAACGAATCCCGAGCATTCCATCCACCTACCGGAGCAGGCAGGGAGTGCGTCTGAGACTTCAACCCACGATTAACGCGGCGGGCGGCAGTCCTCATAGCGACCAACTACCCGCAGGAACGACAACACCGGGGAAGATGTCATAACGGGTATTGGTCAGGTTCAATACATCCTTTCCGCCGTCACGGGCCATCAGGTCAATCTTGAGAGTTTCGGCCTTGTTGAAGTCTTCCGCGTACTCAAGCCCCTTCTGAGCCTTGTATCGCCAGATCGTGTCAAGAATCAGCAGGTTTGAATCAAGTTTTGGAGTGTCATCGTCAGCCGTCCAAGTGGGGGACGTAGTAGCTACAAGGGTGACATTGACCCAGTTCTTTGAGATGTATTCAAAGTAACAATCCTGACCCGCTACAGGAATAGGGTACATGGCGATATTCCCGCCGATAATCCGGTATGAAGACCACGGACCATTGATGGCAAAAGCCTTCTGCTGCTCCCATCCTTGCGGTGTCTTGGGGCCGAATATCGGACGGCGAAGCGTTCGATTCCAAATCGTGTCGTTGATGATGTAATCCAGGCCCGGAGCAATGGTCTCAAGCGCGCCTTGAGTCTCCGTCGCTACCGTGGCGTAGGTTCCAACATTCAATAGCCCCGTCCACGGATAGCGCCTAGCAATCTCCTGACCGGATTCATTGCACAGTTCGACAATCTGGAGAATCTGCCTATCCGTCGAGCCAACAGCGGCTGTAGGAGCATCAAGACCTACACGCTTGCATACGGATTGGACGATGGATAGACAGGTCATGTGATTCCTTCAGGCGTAAAAAAAGCCGCTCTAGGCGGCTTGCTTCAGTGATGGACGGCCTCGTTTGGGTTTATCTGATTCCAACTCTGCCAATCGCGCCGAGAGTGCTTCCAATTGCTTTTTCAGTTCAATGTTCTCGGTCATGGCTTGGTCGGAGACTTCCTTGCCTTTCAGCCACTCCTTGGCCTTTTCCTTCAACTCCCGTGCGCCCATGCCATAGGAAAGCATGGCGTTTTCGGTCATCTCGGCTACGTCTTCAATCGTGACCACATGGCAGGCAATGAGGTTCTGAGCCTGCGCCGGAGACAGCAGAGGCCACTCCTTGACGCTCGTCCCGTCCAGCGGAGCTTCCTGCCCCTGCTTCCACATCTTGTACTTGTTGTCGATTGCGTTGATCCACTCTTCCGGGTACGCATCGTGGGTGTTCTCAAGATACTTGTTACGGAGTTGAGAAATCCACTCGGTAGCCTTCTTCAGCAAATCATCCCGGCTTCCTGGCTGAACGATCCGGACCATGTCGACGTCTTTTGTCACTCGGTAGCCTAGGTCTTTACTGCGCTGCGGGTCCGGTTGTGCATCGACAAAAAACTCAATGAACGGGGGCCGCGCTTGGGCGATTTGCATTTAGTTCTCCTGTTGAGGAAAAATGTGGAACAGTGCCGCCGAGATTTGATCCTCTTCCCATCGGACGGCGTAACCGAGGGAGATAAACTTTTCTTTCCACCACGAATGCGGCTTGACGGTCAAATGCAA